TGATCCGGCCCGCCAAAAGGAGGTCCGGGCGGCTTGGGTCCAGGTCGAGGGCGAGGGCGAAAAACACACTGAGGTCAATTTCACCCGCACGTCTTAAATCATTCTGGTGACACTACTGACCGCCGCGATTCGCTCCGGCGGTTTTTTGTTATAGTCGAGACAAGTCCCGCCCGGACGACCCTTATTCAGGGCCCGGCACCAAGGACTAGACAGGCCCGCAAGGACGACCTGATCGCCAAACGATCAACACTTGCAAACCGACCCCAAGGAGGGGCAGGGCCATGAGTAAAGCACTATCAGCAGCCGCGTCGGCCGAATTCGATACTGACGTCAAACACGCATATCAGGAGCGCGGCGGGCTCGCGTCCACATGGACGGAGCGCAACGGCATCACTGGCGATACTTACAATTTCCGCACCATGGGCAAGGGCATGGCGAACAAAAAGAGCTCGTCTGAGGACGTGACTCCTATGAACGTCAGCCACGCGCTGGTGCCTGCGGTCCTGGAGAACTGGAACGCGCCGGAATACACTGATATTTTCGACGACGCCGAGGTCAATTTCGACGAGGTCAGCGAGCTGTCGGAAACGATTGCGGGCGCCATTGGCCGCCGCGAGGACCAGCTCGGCATCGACGCGATGGACGTGGCGGCTGCGGCTGCTACTCACGCGGGCGACGTCGGCACCAATATCGGCGGAACCGCGACAGATCTCAACACCGCGAAAATCCGGCGCTCCAAGCGGCTCCACGATAACCTGGCCGTTGACGAGGCTGACCGGCATCTGCTTCACTCAGCTATCGGCCTGGAGGCCATGCTGGGCACGACTGAGGCGACGTCGTCTGATTACAATACTGTCAAGGCCTTGGTGCATGGCGATATTGATACTTTCGTGGGGTACAAATGGCACATGGTCGCGGCTCGTGACGAGGGCGGCCTGACGATTGCGGCCTCCGTGCGGGACGGCATGGCGTATCAAAAGAAAGCGATCGGCATCGCCCGCGGTATCAATTTCACGACTAACGTGGACTGGATCCCACAAAAAACCTCGTGGCTCGCTAACGGCATCTTGAAGGCCGGGGCGACGGTGCGGGACGGTAACGGTCTGGTACGCATCCAATCGACTGAGGCGTAATCTCAACCACGCGACTCGGTCGCAGGAGAGCAGCATGTCATTTGAAAGAGAGAATTTTAACCTTATCGGTCCGGGCGCTGGCCATGGGTCCAAGCACTGGTCCTATATCACGCTCAACGCAACCGACGCGATCGCGGTTATCGACAACGCGGATTTTTTCCTCGAAGTAAACAACGAGGTCCGGGCTGGCGATATGATTTATGTGGTTTGCGTCGCAACCGGGACGGTGTTGAATCCGACCACGATCACGAGCCTGACCCACCTGGTCGTGATCACGGCGGTCGGGCCGCAGGATACGGGGACCGAAACGGTCACGACATTCGCGAACGCCCTGGCGATAGTTTAACCCTCTGCCCTGTATGGGCGCACACTAGGGCGGCGGCTTGGGTCGCCGCCCTTTCTATATCCGGAGGTCGTAAGTGGCGGTTGTCCCGAGTAAATTGAGCATTATCAAGGATGCCGCGATCATCCTGGGTGAGCCCGCTGTCGTGAGTCTTGACGAGGATTCCAAGGTCGCGGCGATGGCCGGGGCCTCGTATGATACCGTTTACGGGTTGGCGCTGAACATGCACCCCTGGACCTTTGGCATGGACAAGATCTCGTTGTCGTTGCTGGCCGGGACCCCGATCAATCAGTATCTGTACGCCTACCAAATCCCGACCGAGCCCGAGGTCCTTGACATTCTCCAGACGATTCCGCATATCCGGGACTATAAAATCTATGGCCAGCAGCTCCATTGTAATATCGGGACCGGGGTCGCGCTGGACGTCAAGGTCCGGCCGAGTGAGGCGTTCTTAAAACCGTATTTTGTCGCGCTGCTGGCGGCCATGCTTGCGAAAAACATCTGCATCGGGGTTACGGGTAAAAAATCGCTAAAAGACAGCATTGGCGAGGACATTATCGGGGTGCCGGGCCAGGCTGGCCTGCTCGGAATCGCGCAATCGCTGGACTCACAACAACGGCCGCAGGTCCCGATCGTACATTCGCCATTCACTGAAACGCGGCGCTAATGTCGGATTTCGTCAAAGCCTTCCAGACCGATTTCACGGCTGGGGAGCTCGACCCCAGGATCGCGGGCCGCGTCGATGCCGCGAATTATTACAAAGGCGCGAGGCGCCTGCGGAACGTCTGGCCCAAAATTCAGGGCGGCGTTGACCGCAAGCCCGGCTCCAGGTACATCGCCGACGCCCCGCACCAGAATGGTGGCCGCGTGGAGGGCTTCGCATTCAATACCGAGCAGACCTATCTGTTTGCGTTCGGGGAGCTCGAAGTCGAGATTTATCGCAACGGCGCCCCGGTCGCGACCGTGGTCACGCCCTGGCCGAAAGCGATCGCGATGGAGCTCGGGACCGCGCAATCCGCGGACACCATGATCGTGTGCCACGAGGACCATGAGCCGCAGAAAATCCAGCGCGGCGCCACTGATGCGATCTGGACAATCGGGAGCCTGGGCCTGACGAATATCCCGCTCGGCGATTTTAATGACGGCACCAGTCCCGGCGCCGTGACCGAGGTCCATGACGTCACGTTCTCCGGGGTATGGGCTGCCGGTGATTTTTTCTGGCTCGGGATGCAGGACTGGCGATCCGGTCGGATTTACTGGAGCGCCGACGCCGATACCTTGGCCGACCGGATCCTGGACGGGGTCCGGAATATGGTGTTAAACAAGGACCGGCTGGGTGTTACGGGGCGGCGATTCCTGACGACAGCAATCACGAGCAAGCGGCTGCGCCGAGGCGTTGACGAGGTCCCGGTCGAGGACCGGATCCAGAAGTCTAACTCACGAATTCAGGGCCTCACGGGTCGCGGCATTACGGTCACGACAGGCGCGGGACCGCCTGACTATCACATCAATTTCGCCAATGAGGACGCCGACAGTTACGAGGTCATTGATGTGGTGTATAGCGATGTTGACGGCACCGGGACCGTGGCGGTCGTGCTGTCGGTATCCGGGACCATGCGCCGCGAGCCGGTCTGGAGTGTTGCCAGGGGCTGGCCCAAGTACCCGCTATTCTACGAGGGGCGGCTCTGGTTTGGCGGCGCCAAGTCCAAGCCGACCGGCGTATTCGGCTCCGTTACTAATGATTTCTTCAATTTCCACCTCGGCGACGCCTATGCTGACGACGGGATTTTCGTGGTACTCGATACTGACCAGGTCAATGCGGTCACGGGGCTGTCGGCGGCGAGCAAGCTGATTATTCACACGACAGGCGGTGAGTTCGCGAATCTGGACTCCCCGATCACGCCCGAAAATATCAGCTTTCCGATTCAGTCACACTATGGCTCGATGCCGATTAAGTCGGTGCTGGTCGAGGGCCAGCCCATGTTCGCGCAGCGCCTCGGCAAGATGATATTAGAGATTGGCTACGTGTGGGAAAAAGACGCCTGGAAGGCTCGCCCGATTTCGCTACTGAGCCCGCACCTGATCAGTCAGCCGGTCCAGCTCGCGGTCCTTGCGGGCACCCGGACCGATACCTCGAATTATGTTTTTGTCGTGAATTCTGACGGCACCATGGCGGTGCTGTTGACCCAGGTCGATCAGGAGGTCGCGGCCTGGACGCTCTGGACGACGGACGGGAACTATAAATCCGTGGCGGTCGTGGACGACGAGGTCTATTTCCTCGTGGAGCGCGCCGGGACCTGGATGATCGAGCTTATGCGGGTTGATTACACGCTCGACTCGGCGGTCGAGGGCACGATCTCGGGGCTGGTCGTGAGCGGCTACGATCATCTTGAGGGGCGCAAGATCAAGGTCCTGGACAAGTACCCGGCCGATATGGTGCAGCTCGCCGACCAGACCGTCGTGAGCGGCGATATCACGCTGGAGGTTACGCCGAAAGGGACCGTGATCGCGGGCCTCGATTATTCGCCCCTGGTTGAGCCCATGCCACCAGCAACGGGTCGCGGCGGCGGCACCAGCGTCATGGACGAAAAACGAATCATCCGGGTCAAGGCCATGGTCAGGGACACGCGGGCCATGATGATCGACGGCGCCGTGATCCCGGACCGCCAGACTGATGTGGATCCGCTGGATACGCCACCGCCGAAACGCGAGGGCGTGATCGACCATAAACCGAAAGACCAGCCGAGCGATTACCTGCCAACCGTGACCATATCGCAAGGGGCGCCCCTGCCTATGTCATTATTAGCTGTCGAGGTTATGTATGAAGCAAGGGACAATTAAGCCATGGCGTGGTTCACAGCATTACCGGCGATCGGGAAGTTTCTGGTAGTTTCGACAGCGGTCACGAGCGCGGTCGGGGTTACTTCATTTATTCAGCAGGGCAAGGCGACAAAAAAGGCCGCCAAGCAGGCCGGGCGGGCGGCCGCTGCTGATGCCAGGACCGAGCTCATTGACCGTAACCGGAAACTGATCCGGGCTCAGTCCTCGAATGCTGTCCTCAATGCGGCGGGCAACATAGCGCCCGCCCAGGGTACGCCGCTCAGGGTGCGCGAGACCAACAAGCGCGAGCACGAAACCGGGGTTTTATCAACCAAGGCCGCGAATGACTCCAGGCAGCTTGGCTTTAGTGCCCAGGGCTCGAACGCGGGCCGCCAGAGCCTGGTGAGTTCGATCGGGGCGATCAGTGGGGGCGCCAGCGATATAGCGGGCGTTGTTCAGGCCAGCGGCTAATGCCTGATCGTCAGCGCATTGAGTCGCAATCATCTGGCCAGCTCGGCGCGGTTACGCCGACCGGAGAGGCTGAACTCCACCGCAACCTAAGCGCCCGCCTGACCGATTTCAGCCAGAATCTACAGCAGCGATTTCTGCCCGGCATTCAGCGCGCCGGGAGCGAACGTGCTGAGGCTGCGGGCCTGGTAGCGGGGGAGCAGGGCAGGCCCGATCTGCGGGACGGATCCGGACTACATGACGACGCATTCAACACCGCGGCCTCGGAGGCCTATTTTGCGGGCGTCAATAACGATATGCGGGACAAAATCGCGTCCAGTGCCCGCGAGCACGGCAACGACCCGGATTTGCTCCAGGGTGCATTTGAGGGCCTTAGAGAGCAATACGTCGATGGGCTGGAGGATCCGAGGCTGCGGGTCCCGGTTGCCAAGAATTTCGACAAACTCAGCGATGCGGCGCTGCGTCACGTTCAGGACAATGTCAAGGCCAGGGCCCGCGAGGAAAGCAAGTCCGAGGTCCTGACGCACCTACAGAATCAACGCGACGACGTCATGAACCTGGCGCGGTCCGGGAATTTTGACGACGCCGAGGACACTCTGATCGCGTTGACTGACGAGCTCGCGCTGCACTCGAAAGCCGAGCACGAGGGCGGGACGGCACTGATTACACCAGCGCAGGAGGCCGCGATTATGTCGGGCCTGGATGCTGATCTCGACACTCATACGATCGTGGGGCAGTTCGAGCGGGATTTGCAGGCAGGTGGTCTGGAGGCGGGTCAGCAGTTTATCGAGACCTGGGACACGGCGGCGGCCGAGCTCGACGTCGAGGTCAACCCGGAACAGCGCGACAAGATAAATTCTCGCCTCAATACGCTGCTGAACCAGCAACGGGTCAAGGTCAACCGGGAACAGGCGCAGATCAGGGCCCAGGGCAAGGCGGCGGCGGTGGCTGCGCTGAGTAATGTCGAGGAGGGGATTCGCCAGTATTCGCTGGGCTTCGGGCTGCCGGATGATTGGGACAAGGATTTGGAGACCGCGGAGCTCGCGCTGCTGGTGGCTGACGACCCGGACAAGCTCGCGGCCATGCAGGCTGACGTAGACCTGATTAACAAGCTCAACGAGGTCGAGTTCATGACCATGAGCGATCTGGAAAAAGATCAGTTTATCAATGACCAGAGCTCGGCGCTGGCCAGCAATTTCAGCGACGCGGGCGCGGACCTGGTAGAGGTGGCGACGCGGATCCGCAACCAGCAGGCCCAGGCCTTTGTCAGTGATTCGATGGGGTTTGCGCAAAGCCAGGGGATTGTGGACTCCGATACGCTGCCGGATCTGGACGGCGAGGATCCTGTCGGCGCGCTCGTGGCACGAGCTCAGGCGGCGCAGGTTGCATCAGAGCACTATGGCAAGTCCGTGAGCCCGTTGACGGTGCCGGAAACCAGGGCCTGGATCGCGACTTATGCGGGCGCCCCGGCTCAGGGCAAGGCCCAGCTATTAGCAACCGTCACGGCGGGACTGGGTGAGCAGGGACCAGCATTTTTCGCCCAGGTCGACAAGGAGGGCCATAGATCCCTGGGGCTGGCCGGGCATCTGGCGCAGGCGGATCCGACGGCTGCGGGTTGGATGCTGAATGGCCAGGAGGCGCTGGCGGCCAAGGCGGTCGCGATTCCGAGCGACGATGTGATGCGGGACTCGATCCGTACCGAGCTCGGGACCGCCTACACTGAAAACCTGAAAGCCAGGGCCACGGTCGAGGAGGGCATTATCCAGACTTATGCGGGCCTGGCGTGGACTGAGGCCCGAGATCCGAGCTCGTCGGTGACTGATCAGGCCGTCGACCAGGACCTCATGGAGCGGTCCGTCAGGCTCGTGACGGGTGGCGAATTATGGGAGGCGAACGATCGCAAGTATCCCGCCATTGAGGGCGCGACGACCAGCATGGCCGAGGACTGGGTCGGGTCCGAGGAATTTCTCACGGACCTGGATCGTGCTGCTGCGCCCGAGATCGAGGGATCCAAGACCGTGCGCGAAATGTGGGAGGACGGCGAGGCGTGGCTGTTCTCAGCGCCTGAGCAGGGCCCTGGCAGGTTCAGAGTCGAGCTCATGCAATGGGACGGAGTCCGACGCCATGCTATGACGGACAAGAATCCGGCCAAATTTATCGAGCTCGTTAATGGCAAGGATCCAGCGGGCTTGGTCGAACGTGGTAATATCGACATAGCCAACCGGCCCGATGTGCCAACCGAGGACGGGACGGGACGTCACTCGATCCTGAGCCTGGGGATCCAGACCGAGAAGGGCGGCCCCGAGATCCTGGTCCCGAAAATTGCCGAGGACGGGACTATCATGAGCGACGTCGAGGCCCGTGCTCAATTTGAGGAAACTGGGCGGCACCTGGGCAAGTTCAAAACCCCGGACCAGGGGACGGCATACGCCAGGTTTTTGAGCTCAATGCAGGCCACGACTAACGCCAGGCGGCCGCTGATCGTCGAGTTCCAGAATACCAAAAAGGACAACAGATTCCAGCGCCGCAATAAGGCCCAGCCATGACTGACTCGTTCTTGAGGTCGCTGGTCACGAATGACCGCAGCGGCGAGCTCATGACGGCCCCGGCTGTCGAGGAGCTGACACCAGCCAAATGGACGGCTGGCATGAGCGCGGCGTTTCGTGACGTTCGCAACGAATGGCAGAGCACGAGCAGCACCAGGGCATATAGGCCCATATTGGCCAAGCGGACCACGGCCCTGCGCGAGCTCGGATATGAGACCGTCGGGCTATACACTCCGGATCCGCTCGATCGTTCGCAGGCCTGGATAGCCGAGAAAATCGACTCCGGTGAGATCGCACTCGACGCTAATGACGACTTGGTCCTGCGTGAGGCCGAGGGATCTCGGGCGCTATGGGGCGCGTTGTTCAGTGGTGGCAATAAAGAAATGGCCCGTAATATGGCGGCCGTGGCCAAGTATTCCCAAATGTTCCCGGATAAGGTCCAGACCGACGCGCAGATCTGGCGGGAAGTCAGCACGGATCTGGCGGTCCGGCGGCGGCATAATCAAAGCATGATGCAGCGTTCGCCAGGCTCTGCGACGTTCGCGGGCATGGCAGCGGGCACGACCATGGATCCGCTGGTGCTGGCGACGTTGCCGCTAGGCTATGGCTGGCTGAAAACCAGCGCCGGAGTCGGCCGCAATCTCGCGAGGGCGTTCGCGTCGGAGTTCGCGATCGGCGCCAGTACCGAGACAATCATCCAAGCCGAGGTCATGGATTTCAAGGAACAGATCGAGAGCCCGTACTCCAAAAAAGAGGCCGCGCTCATGGTGTTGGGGGCAGGCGTCGGATCCGGGGTGCTACGCGCAACGGTCGGCGGCGCGATCGACGTGACCGTGGCCGCTAATCTCCGCAGCCTCGCCCGAGCCCGGCCGTCGCTTGGTAAGCTATCGGAGGACCTGGGCGTGGATCAACGGGCGCTGGAGAAACAGCTCGCGGCTGACGACGTGAACCCGGACGACCTGGAGCGGGTGCTGGCTGAGGTCGAGCGGCTGGACGAGAACCTGCCGCCGAATACTGCCAAGGCGGCCCATGCGGACGCGGCCGACACCGCGGCCCGTCAGGCTGATGCGGGCGAGATCATTGACGTCGAGGCCCAGGTCCCGAGCGCGACATTCGTGCCGGGCGGCCGGGTCCCGGAAGCCGTTGACGATCTCGTGGCGCTGGATCCGGCCGAGGTCTCGGTCGATGCCGAGCGGTTCCAGTTCAAAGAGGGCGGCGATGCTGAGGGCGTCACGAATCGGCTCAAGGATCAAACCGAATGGAAACCCTACCTTGCCGATACTGTCACGGTATGGGAGGACAAGGCCGGGACGCGCTGGATTGCTGACGGCCACCAGCGGCTGGCGCTCGCGAATCGGGCCAAGGCCGGAGGCCAGGAGGGCGTCCAGCTCAGGGCGTGGATTATGCGCGAGGCTGACGGCGTGACGGCTGCCGAGGCGAGGGCGTGGTCAGCATTCAAGAATATCACCCAGGGCACCGGCAGCGCGATCGACGGCGCCAAGGTCCTGCGCGACTCAGTCGGGACGGTCCTGGAGCGTGATGCGTTCAACCTGCCGCTGACGACTACCGTGGCGAGACAGGGCCGCGCAATCGCGAGACTGGAGGGCGATGCGTTCCAGGCTGCTGTCAATCGGCTCATTGAGGAGAACCAGGCCGCGATCGTGGGTGAGCTTATCGAGGGTGAGGCCAGGCAGCTCGCCGCGATCAAGGTGTTACAGAAAACCAAGCCCGCCAATGTCGGGCAGGCCAGGGCCATAGTCGAGCAGATCAAGGCCGCGGGATTCAAAACCCAGCGGACCGAGGACTTATTCGGGGAGGCAGAGATCGCGAAATCGTTGTATATTGAACGCGCCAAGGTCCTGGATTCGTCGCTGAAACGCCTGCGGGCGGATAAGGCATTGTTTAGCACGCTCCAGGCCCAGGAGCAGAAGATCGCGGCCGCCGGGAACCGGCTGGCCAAGGAGTCAAATCGTGACATCGCAGAAGCCTCGCAGGACCTTATCGCTACAATCCAAAAGCTCGCCAACCAGGTCGGGCCAATCTCGGACGCGCTCGAAGCAGCGGCCGCAAAAGTCGCGGCCGGAACCAGCCCAGGAGTCGCGTCGCGGGATTTTGTCGAGTCTCTCCGACAGGGCCTTACTCGGGATCAGACACGGGGTCGGGAAGCAGTTGGCGCTGGAGACCGAGCTCCGGAGGCAGCAGCAGAATTAGAGCTCGCACCTGGTAAGCCCGCGATCGCTGGGGATTTGCCTGAGCTCGACCAGGGCAAGGTCCTGGAGACCCTGACGGCGGGCCAGCGCGGCAAGAATACGGTCGCAAAGATTCGGCGCGGGGCGCAA